TACCTGTGTTGAATGGAGTGATACTAGTAACCACCAATACTCCTGCAGTGCTATCCCAAGAAACTACATTTCCAGTTACACCAGAAACAGATCCTGTAACAATCTCATTAACACCGAAGTTTACACCGTTACCAACAGTTCTATCTACAGTAATTCTAACTTGAGCAATATGCTCAACTCCTTCAGATAATCCACCAGCCGTATCAATGGTAGCAAATTTTTGTTGTGGGAAAGGTGTTGCATCTAAAATACTATCTCCAACAGCAAATAATGTAGTGTTTGTTCCACCTTGAGTTTCTTCAATACCATATAAGGAATCAAAAATACCACCATCAAGACTAATCTGACCAGCGAAATCAGTACCAGCATTAATCAAATCGGGAATGCCATCTCCCAAAAATACTCCAGCATTATCAGGATCTTCGTTTTCATCATCATCCTCAAATGTTCTATCCTGAATACTTGAGATGGGAACAGTTAAGGTTGTAATATTATCACCAATAGAAACAATTGTATTATGTGGAAGTTGAGATGCCGTGGACGAATCTGGCAATCCACCTCCAAACTGCACAATAGCATCTTCGGTAGCAGCAAAACCAGCATCAATAAATGCTAACTCATCAATTTCAAAAGTTACTAGAAGTTCCTTAGTAGTAGGATCCCAATCATATACTTTTGCCAATTTATTACTAGAACTTTCAACTCTTCTAGTAATAACGTCACCAACATTAAAATTGTAACTAGAAACACCAGCAACATCTTGAGTAGAATCTAATATAACTCTTTGGTCATAATTGAAATTTGTTCCTCTAGTAAGACCTGTAAATTTACCTGTTGCTTTACCCGTGTAAGTGACAATTTCATTATTAAGAATAAACTGTCCAGAACCAGGGAATGCATTTGTAGAGTTAACGAAGATTTCAGTAGCATCAGGAGTAGTTGTTCTAGTTAACCCTGTCAGATATTGGAATTGAGAATTTAGAGATTGTCTAGACCTAGTTTTTCTCTTTAAATTAATTAATTTAGTAAAGATAATCCTAGGGGGATTTACATATCCTTGACCAGAATCTGTAAGTTCAATAGTACTAATTTTTCCTTGATCTATATTTGCGATTGCTTTAGCTCCACCGCCACCACCACCATCAATTAAAATAGTTGGAGGTTCTTGATAGAAATCTCCATCATCAGTGATTGTAATTGATGTGACCTTACCCAAAGTAGAAATTTCAGCAGCACCTTGAGCACCTTGTCCACCACCACCTTCAAATACAAGAGTTGGTGGAGTAGCAAAACTTCTACCCTCATTTCTAATAGTAAGACCAGTGATAGTTTGAACTACAGGAGAAGCAGTTCCTCCACTACCTTCACCACCAAGAATTCTTGCTTCAGCAGTTCCAAAATAACCATCACCATTTTTCGTCATTCTAATATAATCGATCGAACCATCATCTTTCAATACAACTTCTCCTTCTGCACCAGAAGGGGAAACAGAAGCAAGAGCTGGAACAGGGTCTCCTTCAAATAATGGAGCACCAAAAAATTGGGGTCCAATACAGTAAGGATATGTGGGCGTTCCATTAGAAGATTCAGTCAGGAAATATGCATATGTACCATTTGGATATTCTGGTGTAACTACATACAAACCATTAAATTGATCTAAATCACCCTCTGTCGAATCATAGATATAATCTTGAACTAACATACCCATGGAATATCCATCCTGAACACTCCTCACACCATACTGAGCATTTGCATACGAATAAGTATAAAGAGTTTTAGGTACATCAGATGGAATTACAATCTGCAATTGTCGGGTAGATGAGGTAGTAAATCCAGCAACATATTGAGAATAAGTTACTTCAGATCCATCTAAACTATATGTAATTTTTGGATGTTGATATAGATAACTTAGATTTCCAACATCTCCAACATCTTGTGTTGGGTGCCAACCATCAGAATCATTAGATAATAGTAAAATATTTCCATCATTCGATGCATCATCTTGATTGAAAATATATGTGTTTCCTCTTTTTAAATTAAGGAAGTTTGGGATAGAACCATCATATAAAAATTTACCACTAGAAACAGTTACCGCATAAGTCGTAGATGATGGAGTAATTACCTCTTCCCTGGCACCATCAATTTCTGCTCCTACTTTTAATCTATAAGAATCTGCTGCTCTTTGGACAGCATTATTAGCACCAAAATATCCATAAGGACCGTAGATAGGATATCCATCAAAGGACATACCAAGAATTTTGGAGTGACCGTCTGGATGCCTAGAGAAATCATCCGCCCCAGAACCAACAGTAATATTTCTAATACCCCAGTGGTCAAAAGAAGAACCCTCAGCACCATTTTGATATAAGTATACCGTTTGGTTCTCATTTCTAGAGGAAGGGGGAACTGCAATCGTTACAGTTTTAAGAGAATCGAATGAGGAATCATTATAATTGGCAATCCCAATAGAACCATAAGTGGTATTAAATGCAAAATATACGCGAAGTTCTTCACCATCATCAGGATCTTCGCCGCCATTATTATCATTACCTCTAATTATTTCAGCATCAAAAGTAACAACACCTCGTAAATCTAAATCAAATCTTACCCACCGTTGACTCCCACTGCCATTTAATTTGTAATGATTGCCAATAGCAAATCCGCCGCTACTACCAGCTCCTGTGCCATTGCTTACGAGAGCTGCAGATTTAAGATTTAAATTATATCCAGTTTGCAGATCATCTGGTGTAATAACAATTCTTTCTTTGAAGAAATTGGTAGTATAATAATCATTATCTGAAACTTCAGTGTCTTGGGAGGTACTTAAACTTATATATCCTTCTTGTCCTTCATACCCAGACATATGTCTGTGATACTTACAATAAAAATAGATATTATTAGTTTCATCTTCATTCATGATAAAGATGCTTCTGAATTCATTTTCATAATCAGCAGCGACTGCTGCAGAAGCACCAGTGCTATTGTACAATAAACTTCCGCTATTCAACTCTCCATCAGGAGTAGTACTAAACTGAATAGGGTGTCCTATACCTTGCTGATTTGATGCATCAGATTGATCAAAGATGATTACATAATTTTTTCTTACCTGAATATTTTCTGGTGCTAGGTAATATGTATCGGGAATAAAAGAACCAAATAATGCAGCATCAGGACCAAAATTAATATAGAAAAGATTTAATGAAAGTGGAACACTACTAATATTGAAAGAGAATCCATTAGAACCAAGAACAGCAGAACTTTCCTGAAATGTTCCTGTTACATCTCTCAAATAAAGTTGCGTTATTACATTTTGAGCATTTCTTACAATCTTTACAACTTCTGCCTCAGCATCACCACCAATCTCTACAATAGTTCTACCTACCTCTACAAGACCAATAGTCTCATCCAAGTCTGATATATCTACTAAAAGATTCCCATACTCAACTTTCAAGTTCCAAGTGAATACTTTATGGAGACCCCAGTCAAGAACACTATGGTCTAACTTGAAATGATTTATTAATCTTGAAGATTGATAGTAATATGTATTGCTGTCAATAACCGCATCATAAACATCAGACTGCTTTACATTAGACTCTAGTACACTATCTAATTCAAATCCTATAGGGGCATCACCAGCAGATGCTCCCCACTCTGGTGTGTGTAAGAACACACCATTTGCCATAATGCCAAGTGATTTATTCTTTTGGAATGTTCTATTCTGTCCAAAAGGAACCTGTTTACCACCTCTATAGATGAAAACTTGGTCAAAATTTCTATCTGAGATTAGACCCGACCCATCTCTTTCTGTGAGAATGTCTGCTGGTTTTGGATCATTATCACTAACAATTCTAAGTCTATCTACTAAATTTCCCTCAGAATCAACTTCAAAAGTCCCTGAAGTAAGAGAGTTTGGATAGTTTTGCCAAATCTTATTAATATCAAAAGAATTGATAACACCTAGAGATTCTGATGTGGGAACAATCTGCATTCTTAAAGGATCATATCCACGTCCTCTTTCTAAGACTCTGATATGAATAATCTTACCAGAATCAGAATCAATAATTGGATATAATATTGCTTCTGCTTCGGGAATGCCACAACCCGTGATAGTCAATCTAGGGGGATCTGTAGGATCATATCCTATACCAGGATTGATTACTTCTACAGCACGAACACCGAATAAATTATCAAAGATCGGCTTAATTTGTGCGCCTGATCCAGGAACTGTTCTTGCCATTTATGCCCTCAGTTTACTACGATAATGGTGCCGTTCATAGCAGCGTGTACTGTACACTGATAATAAAGAGTATTGGGTGAATCCATAGGAACAGTCCAATACAAAACTGTTTGACCATTACCTGATTGGCCAGTGGTATACGGGTTACCACTCAATCCAGTTGTAGATTGAATTCTAAATGGGTGACTAGCACCATTTGAAGTGTTATCAAAAGCATATGTGAAACCCCTATAAACATAAATCGTGGGGTCATTTACAGTTACAGGGAAACCAGGACCACTAAACGTATAATCATTTGCGCCACTAGAACCAAGTTCCCACCAAGTAAGAGGACTTGCTGTTCTTACCCAAGATGATCCATTGTAGAACAAATTGTCACCCTGAGTCAATCCAGTAAAGTCGGTATCTGTCATACCCGAAAGTGTACTGGTAACAACACCAGAAAAATCAATAGTGAGTGTATCACCAGTGATTGCCGTTGTAATATTACTACCACCAGCAATTGTTAGTGTATCTGCAGAACTATCTGCTGTGGAACTTCCAGTATCTGCTGTTATTGTTGCAAATAAATTAAGATTAGTTAGACCAGACTGGTCATCCTGAGGCAACCATTTACTGGAACTAGCACTCCATTTTAAAACTTGGTCATTGGCTGGGGCATTAGTGGTTGTATCAACATCATTAAGATCGTCAACACTAGAGTACTGCGTAAGAAGTGCTGCTTGAGTATCACCAACACCACCTGCCGTAATATTCATGTTCACATAAGGATTATCATCACCATCAACCGTGAAAAAATACCCAGGATATGTTGCTGAAGTAGGTGCATTGCCAATTGCAGTATATTCATTTTTATACTTGATTGACGTAGGAAAATCAACTGTACCATCAGAACCTTCAAAAGTAGTTGCGGTTCCTCCAGCAGTAATAACTACATCTCCTGTTCCATTAGGAGTAATTGGAATGTTCCTATCACTACTAGAAATAATTCCATGTATATCAACATCTAGAGATGTTGTGAGCACTGCGAAGTCGGCAGAAACAAAGCTGCTGCCATTATATTTTAATACATGACCACTAGCAGCATTTGCTGTGGTCAGTGCTAAGGCAGAACCATTACCGAGCGTAGAATAAATTTCATCAAAATTATCATTGATTTTATCACCACCAACACGAAGGGTATCCCCCGTGCTGTCATTCGCTGCGCCGCCTAATCCAAGAGTTTGTTTAGCCATTTCGTGCTAGTTTTTTAGTTATTTATCAGAGATAGTCAACTGTTTCTTCACCGTAGTCTGCAAGATTAGGGGCAGTCCAGTCATCAGGCACTTCAGTTTCAACCTCAATGGTAGAATTTTTATATCCTGATCCAGTATTATTAACCTCAACAGTGTTAATTCCAACAATCGCACGAATGTCAGCATTAAATCCACTGATAGAATCAACCCTAACAACGGGTCTACTTGTATAAGCAGAACCAGGTGAGGTTACGCTAACTTTTTGGATAAATCCACTAGTAAGAACTGCTGTCGCTGCAGCATTTTGACCGAAGACAGAACCAAGATAATCAAACGTGATCAGAGAGTTAGAGGATTCAATAACAGCGACCTCACGGTCTTCTGTCTCACCTTGAATCTCTAAGAAGTCACCAGGTTCAACAGGAGGAACAACTTCAGCAGCGTCAACGTCTGCTTCAGAACCAACATATGAGAATGCAGCGAAACTAGAACCAACTCTAGGAATTTCCGAGAAGATGATTCTCGAACCAACAATCTCAAAACCAACACCTGGTTCTTGAATAACCCCATTGAGCGAGACAATAATATTATTTTCAGGTCTGATTGTTGTAGACTGAACGCCCTCAGTAAGAGTCAACGAATAGAAAACATCATCACGTTTCAGGTTGAATGATTGACGTAAAGAATCGAACTCGAAAGAAATGTCATCCAACTGTCTCAATTTACCAACATAGAATCCAGTAAATGTCGAACCTGGATCAGGTGCCTCTGCGAATTGAATCTTATCAGAGAATGCATTATATGCATTACCAGCACCAGGAGGTTGTAGAATACCGTTGACAAAGATAAGCATGTGTCCTGCAGGATCGGGCAGGTATGCTGTGCCATTACTGATAGAGAGATCGAAGGTAGTTTGCGTACCATCAAATCCTCTGAATGCTCTCTTCACGCGAGCGCGTGAGATAACTTTATCAAGTATGACAGATTTGTAATTCTGCTTTGCAACAACATAATCATTCACTCCCCAAGTTCCAATGACACTAGTAAGATAAAGTCTCTTATTAACGCCAACTGCAACGATATTACCAATGAGTGCTGCTGCACTTCCTGTAGTGGTAACTACAGTACTAATCGTGCCTGTGGCGATAGTATTTGCACCCCCACCTGCAGCACCAAAATCACCAACTGAATCAGTGATAACGAATGTTCCGTCAATAGGAGCAACATATAGATAATTGTTATCAGTATCTTTACCAGTAATAATCGCTCTCTTACTTGCGTCTCTACCACCACCAGAATTCAGTTTGTAAATGTAATGCCCGACTGTGAAGTCTGCTACACTTGTGGAGAAACTATAGCGAACATTTCCGCCCGAGATAATTTTATCACCAATCTTAACGTCGAGTCCTTCGTATTGTTGAACATCAATATAAAGTTCAGTACCGCTAGAGTAAACAACAGAGTTTTTATCAAATGTACCATTTAAGGTAGCAGTATCAACCGTTAGTTTACCACCACGATTATCTAAAACTGCCGCTTCATTTTTATAGAATGCTGTAGGTAAAGCAGACTGCTCGCTGGTGTACGCATAGAAAGGAATATCGTTCACAAAATCACCTTTTAGTTTGATGATATGAAGTCTATTTTCAATTGAACTTAATGTTGCAATAGT